CTCTAACTTTTCTACAAGTTTCAATAAATTTAGACATGTAACCATTCGCAACATCAATACATATAAATTTAGGATTAATTACGCTCATAATTGAATCTAAATTTTCCAAATCTTTATTTCCAATTCCTGTTGAAATAGCGAAATATTCAACGTCTAAATTTGCGCTAATTAAATCTTCAATAGTATAATACTTATGTAGACAAGTTAAAATCTTATGTTTTTGTAACTCAATCGCTGTTTCAATAGTCCCAGTTGTATCCATATTACTGACCATAATAGGGACACCAGTCCAATTATAAGGGGAATATTTAAATTTGAAAGTTCTTTCGAGAGAAACCTCAGCACGCGAAGAATATTCACTTCTTTTAGGTAAAATTAATACATCCGTAAAATCAAGCTTAATATCATCTAGAATTTTCATAATAATCAAATATATATTAATGTTTAAGTAATAATAATACAATAATAATATAAATAATATAAAATTATTAGAATTTAAAACTTTTAGTAATTATATAATAATTCAATGATACAAAATACAGATATTGTGTTAGGTTGTAGTTTTGGAGATGAAGGAAAAGGTAAGGTTGTATATGATTTATTAAAGAAAGGTTCTTACGATTTATGTGTCAGATTTAATGGTTCTGGAAACGCAGGTCATACTGTTTATGAGGGAGATGTTAAATATGTCGTACATCAATTACCAGTTGGAGTGTTGATATCCGATGTTTATAATTTGATTTCCAGTGATTGTTTAATTGATATTACGCGTTTAAAATCAGAAATAGAAGGACTTCAAGAAAAAGGAATTGATATAGAAGGAAGATTATTTGTAAGTAAAGCTTGTCATATTATTACACCAGATTGTATTGAATATGATAGAGAGAACAATTTAGTAGGAACTACTGGTTCTGGTATTGGACCTACATTCTCTAAAAAAATGTTGCGCACAGGTACTCGCGCAGAAAATTATGTAGACGAATTGAGTGCTTTAGGTATTAAAGTTGTTGATATGAGACAATTTTGGTTTTCAGATTTTGTTAGAAATATTATAAATGATGTTTTATTAGAGGGTGCGCAGGGGTTTGAGTTAGATATTAATTGGACGAATATGTATCCTTATTGTACTTCTTCAACTTGTACTTTAGCTGGAGCAATTAATACAGGGATTCCTTTAAAAAGTATTAGAAATATTTATGGTATTGCTAAAGCATATGATACTTATGTTGGAACATATGCTTTTCAACCAGAACAATATAATAAAGAATTAAATATGATAGGCGATCTGGGTAAAGAATATGGTTCTACTACAGGTCGTAGAAGACAATGTAATTTTTTAAACCTAACTTCTTTAATCGAGTCATTAATCATCAATAATTGTACTCATTGTATTATTAATAAAGTTGATATATTAAACGAAGCCTCAATTTATAAATTATATTACGAAAATGAATTGGTTGAATTCAACAGTTTAATAGAAATGCAGAGTTTTATATCTGATAAATTAGATTTTTTGAAAAACGGTGTCATTTTCTCTTTCAACCCATATTCCATTTAGATTCCTCAATTTAGAATCCTCAATTTAGACATATAATTGTATTATACGACTGTTATTATAGAATATTTTTATTATTCCTTCAGGCAATTTGTACGATTAAATACTGATAGTGAACAAACATATTTTACAATTAAAGATATAAATAAATAATCCAATAGTTGTTTATCACATTTGTCTTCATAAAAAATTGAACTCCAAAATACAATTAAACCAAGTATATTCCATATAAAATGAAAGATTCCTAGTGTATATACTATTAAACAATAAGCATAGTTGTATAAATTTATAATACTTATATTATCATTTTTTGATAAATACCAAATATTTTTTAATAAAGATATCATTGTTAATAGACAAGTAAATCCTGATACTACTAAGTATTCTTTAATGGATATCGGGATTTTTGTCGAACGTTTGTTAATACAATAATTATCTTTAAACCCAAAATATAAATCTGAGACGATGAATGGTAATATAATCGCTATAACAATTATGGATCTATAAATATTAATAACGATTAATTCAGTGTCCTGTCCAACCAAATTTTCGTCGGTTTTTATAAGAATCCTCCCTAAAGGAACTACTTGTTGTGGTTTAAATTTGGGTAGAGTTATAATATTTTGTCCTTCCAAATCATGAAAATGTAAAACAATATTGTTTGTTGTGTCTCCTGTAACTTGTGTGTTGTCCATTTCTTAATTATCCATCCTTTTAATATTGATTTATATATTCAATATTATTAAAATATGTAAATCAATTTTTATTTTATTTATTCGATAATGTAAACATATACATATTTCTAAACATATTTCTAAACGTATAAAGATTGATTAGTTACCACATATTTTAATGTCATATGTTGTATCTCTTTTAGCTTACTCAAGAAGGCTATATTACCTGTCATTTCTGAAATTTGTTCGAATTCGCTTGAAATATTATTAATTTTTAACAAAGCCTTTACAAATTCGCCCAAAAATATCTCCTTATTTGTAGCCAACTCTTGTAGAATTAATTTACAATCTTCGACATCTTGACAATCGCACCATTTTTCTACATAATTTAATAAATCATAATGTATTTCATAATCAAATCCGGTCCTTATATTTCGTGCCAATTCTTTATCATTATAATTATTATATAGTTCGTCAACTTCTTTAACAATTTGATTTACTGTATTATCGTCTGATCGTGGAAAATTATCCTTAAAATCATCCGTGACACGAATATTTGTAAAACAACTAAATAATGCGACCAATTGTTTAGCTGTCAAATTATCCAGCTTCTTATCATCATATAATCTTGTAAATACCAAACAATGTATCTCTCTAATTTGAGATGCGATTTTACCGCGAAGGGTTAATTTTAATGATTTCTCGTCAAAGGGGTCACCTTCGATAAATCCTTCCTCATTTAACAGCTGTAATACAGTACCAACACCCGATTGAAAATAAGAGTTTAAAGAATCATATTGTGTGTTTAACGTATTTATTTCATTTTGTTTTTCTAAAATCTTGGAATAAGTAGTCTGGTCTTGATCTATAAATTTATAATTATCTTTGATGGTTTGTAATTTTCTCTCCATTTCTTTGCGTTTTTTATTCACTGAAAATTGAATATTTTTATTTAGATCGATATATTCATGAATTACTTCCGTTGGTGTTCTAAGGTGTTTTAGGCAATCATTCATATTATCTAATTCAGTCTGGAGTTTAGTCATTTTAGTATATATTTCGCCCATTTGCTTATCTAAATCGCCAGTAGCCATACTTTTACTTGCGAATTGAATTAAATTATTATCACCAATATCAAGCAGATTTAATATAAGATTATACGAAATCTTGAATTTTGATGTCAAAGTTTGTGGCTTGCCGTTCATCATGATTTTATAATTGACACTATCCACATTTCTGAATAAATTATTCAGATGAATACAATTTCCTACGGTATCAATACCTCTTCTGCCAGCACGTCCGCTCATTTGAGAATATTCATGTCCATAAAGCATACGAATATTATTACCATCAAACTTATTTACATCTGTAAAAATGACAGTTTTTGTAGGCATATTAACACCAATACTAAATGTTTCCGTTGCAAATAATAATTTTATATACCCTTTAGTATATAACAATTCAACTATTTCTTTTAATACAGGAAGAACCCCGCTATGATGTATAGCTATTCCTTTTCTTAATAAAGATAACATATTAACATATTCTGGTAAATGTAAATATTCTTGAAAATTAGATAATTTACCGCGAAGTATTTGTTCACATTCTCTATCAATGATATATGGTACCTTACTATCAAATTCTAAAAGATTTGTTGTAACTTCTTTTGCACAAATTTCTAATTGTTTTCTACTTAAAACAAAACACAATGCTGGCAACATTTCTTTCTCAACTAAATATTCTGATATCTTATTTAGAACATGTTGTCGTGATATTCTGATATTGTTATTTTCATACAGTTTGAGAACTTTATTTACTTTTATATAATTCTCATCAATAAATTTTCCATTTGAATCTTGAATAACCAATGGTTTATCTATTATACTTTTAATTTCAGATTGTACTGTCTTATCTTTGATATGTTTAAAAACACTTTGAGTAGATGTAATAAATGAATAATGTGTTAATGGTACTACACGGTAAGTAGTATTTGTTAGATAAACTTGTTTATTATTTTGATGTAAATTTTCACACCAATAAGCAAAATTTTCCGGTTGATCAATTGTTGCAGACAACATAACTAATTGGATATGTGATGGTAACATCATCAGAGTATTTTCCCATACGTATCCCCTATCATGGTCATTTACGTAATGTACTTCGTCCATTACAACACATGCTAATTCATTATCAAAATCAATATCAAAGTCAACAGCATTAGTAGTTTTTATTTTATTATTTATTTGATACAACTTATTCAATAAAATTTCGGCTGTCATAATTAAAACATTTGCTTCAGGGTTAAATTTTATATCGCCAGTCAAAATTCCAAACGATATACTAGGATATTTATTTGTAAAATCATAAAATTTTTGGTTCACCAATGTCTTTATTGGACCAGTGTATATAACTTTTTTACCTCTTGAAACAAAATATTCTATAGCAAATTCCGCAGGTAATGTTTTCCCCGTACCAGTGTGTGCTGTCACCAAAACATGATGTCCTTCATTTATCGCTTCAATAGCATATTTTTGAAAAATACTTAATTCATATGGATATTTGGAAAAATCATTTTTATATTTCTCTTCATTTTCTTTAGAATAATGAGTAAGAGGACAAACTTTTACCATATTTATGTTACTGTTATATTATAATAGTGACATGCCTTTAAATATGTTGTCTAAAATATTAATAGTTTGGACAACATATTTAAATACAACACTCTAATATAAAATAATGCCCAAACTTTGTGAATTTGAGACATGTCGAAATAGAGCAACATATGGAACTAATTGTAATCCAGTTAAATGTAAAGAACATAAAGATGATAATATGAGGTTGTCTAGTTCATTATGTGAGTGTGGAAAACAAAAACGTTGTAATTTCAAAGGTTTAAACCCATTATATTGTGCGAATTGTAAACCTGACATAAATATGATAGATGTAAAACAAAAAGTATGTATTTTTAATGATTGTGATAAATATCCATGTTATAATTATCAAGGTGAAACTGAAAGATTATTCTGTTTTGAACACAAACTTATAAATATGGTTAATATAAAAAGTATAAAATGTATATTCGATAATTGTAATACGGTTGCAACAAATAATTATAAAAATATGGTAAATCCTATATATTGTGTAAAACACAAACTTGATAATATGATTGATGTTAAAAGTAAAAAATGTATTTACAAAGATTGTTATAAACAACCATCATGTAATTATAAAGGCATTCTTAATTCGCTATATTGTTCTGAACATAAACTCAATGACATGGTTGATGTTAAAAGTAAACGATGTTTTTTTGAAAATTGTAATAAACAACCTACATTTAATTTTAAAAATACTAATATTGCTTTATATTGTTCAGAACATAAACTTGAAAATATGCATGATGTTAAACATCACATATGTAAATCAGAAAACTGTGAAACTATTGGCAACAAAAACTACAAAGGATATTGTGCGAATTGCTTCCAGCATTTATTCCCAACAGACCCATTAACATTTCAAATCCGTTCAAAAACAAAAGAAATCGCTGTTCGAGATTTTATTAATTCACGTTTCGAAGGATTTCAACATGACAAACCATTGTGGTATAATGGAACTTCTTGCGATTGTACTACTAAAAGACGTATTGATCATCGAAAATTAATTAATGATACGTTACTATGTATTGAAACAGATGAAAATCAACATAAGTCATATTCAAAAGAAGATGAAATAGCTAGATATAATGATTTATTTATGGCTTTTGGTGGTAAATTTATATTCATAAGGTTTAATCCAGACAAGTATAAAGATAACGGTAAATCATGTAATCCAATGTTGGTTAATCGACTACCAGTTCTTGAAACCGAAATAAACAAACAAATCAAAAGAATTGAAACAAATGAAAATACGGAACTATTAGAAGTAATTGAATTATATTACGATAAATATCAATAGTTTAGTCAAACAATATAAAGTTACATTATTTTATTCATTTATACTATGTCCAAACATGAAGAAATAGAGCAAATGCAATTAAGAATATTAAATTTAGAAAGGCAGAAAAATGTAAAGGATACAAAATCATCAATAGACTATAATTTTAACGTTATTAAAGACATATTAAACGCAAAGAAAAATAGAATTGATACAAATAGATATGCTGGAGCTCCATTAGAAAAATTACATGACCAACAATTTGTTACATATGTCGAAGCAATATATAATATTTTACAATTGTTAGATGATAGATTGAGTAAACTAGAAGAAAAAAATGAAGAACACGAAACTTCATAAACATTTTACAAATAAAAAAATAAAAAATAAATAAAAAGTAAATAATTCACTTGATATATGGTTAAATAAAAAAATTGATAACTTTTTTATTTAATTTAATAAAAGTATTAAAACCTATCAATATACAATATAATCAATATTATCAATATTATGTCTCAAAAAATGTCAATCTGCTATTACGAACATCATAATAAGTATAACAAGTCTCCAAGGAGAAGGAGAGAAAAATATAGATTTGTAAAGGATAAAACTATTAATTTTGACGTATCTTTTACTACATTATTGGATGCGACAAAACACATATTACCATATATTTGTAAAACGATTGTTTTTGGATATATACAAAAAAGGGATAAATATTGGTGTAAAATATATGACAATAAAATATGTACTCTTCATATTGAGTTAGATTTCGAAAAAAAAGATATAAATAAAACATCTATCAATTTCATTCCAATAATTGGAACAGACAAAATAATACAAAAATTCATATTCAATTTTGTAGAATCAGTAAAAGGCTATACAACTTCTTCGTTTTTCGAGGCATATTTGAAGGAATCTTCGCGTCTTTAAGTAGGTAAAATATATATTATTTAGAGGTACTTAAAGGCCAGAATATACTACATAATGTAGGGAAAATCGCGGAATTTGAGAAAAATCGGTCAAAAAAAGGTCCCTACATATGAAGGGATTTTGAGTGTTTTTGAATTTTGAAAAGTATTTTGGCTTTTTAAAAATGGACAAAAAAAATGTCCAAAAATGACTTGCCCAAAAAGTCCTGACTGACCGATTTTTTTATTACGATAATGAAAATTTATCGTCACAAATTAAACTATAAAAAAATATTTTGTTATTGTAATTTTTAAAATTTTTTGGCGAAAAGTATTTAGAGATTTTTTTCTGTCACTAATGTAACTAGTGACAATGATGACAATTATGTCTCCAAAAATCTCTTGTAATTTTTATTGCGCACAATGTGACTATTCTACGTGTAAAAAGGGTGATTACGAAAAACATTTATTGACACTGAAACATAAAAATAGTGACAATAGTGACAAAAATAGTGACAATAGTGACAAAAATAGTGACAATTTCTCGCAAAAAGTCGAAAAAGTCGCAAAAGTATATATCTGTGAGTGTGGCAAAAATTATAGGCATAGACAAGGTCTTTCTTATCATAAGAAAAGATGTGTTATAATTAATGAAGAAATCACCGAAGAAAAGCCCACTACAGTTACTAGTGAAAGTGAACTCAAAATACTTACAAATTTAGTACTAGATGTCGTAAAACAAAATAAAGAGCTTATTAGTCAAAACCAAGAGCTTACAAATAAAATAGTAGATATATGCAAAACTGGTGTCCAATCCAATAATATTTCTAACAGTAATATCAACTCAAATAATAAAACATTTAACTTACAATTTTTCCTAAATGAAACATGTAAGAACGCAATGAACATAACAGATTTTGTGAATTCTCTCCAGCTCCAACTCTCAGATTTGGAAAATGTAGGCAAATTAGGTTATGTAGATGGCATTTCGAGTATTATTGTGAAAAACCTAAATGCTTTAGACGAAACAACTAGACCTATTCATTGTACTGACAAAAAGAGAGAAACATTTTATATCAAAGACGAAGATAAGTGGGAAAAGGATGACGACCAAAAGAAAAAAATCAAGAAAGTGATAAATAAAGTCGCGTTTAAAAATCAAAATCTACTCAATAAATTCAAAGAGCTACATCCAGGTTGTAATTTTAGCGAATCAAAATATGCAGACCAATACAGTAAATTAGTAATTGAAGCTATGGGTGGTTTAGGTGATAATGACAAGGAAAAAGAAGACAAAATAATAAGAAAAATAGCAAATGAAGTAACCATTTCAAAACAAAAAGGAATGCAATGTATTGATTAGTCAAATGTATTTATTAGAGCGATTAGATATATAATTTTTACATCATAATGAATTAAAAATTATATAAATTATATAATTTAAGAGCATTTTGTAAAGCCAGAAACAGAATTACATAATAACAACTTATCCCTCGGAAACATTTGCTTCCCACCATTTACATACCATCTCCATAATAACTTTTTTTCATCAAGCACTGTTAACATACCATAACCATAATCGGTCCCATTTCTAAACGCACTCCATTTAGGTTCAGGATAATATTTGTTATCTAGCCCTTCTAAATTACCAGCATTCCCAATTGTTATGTAAACTGGACCATGAATATCGGTTTCATTTCTATAAACTGGATAAGTACGTTCATAATCATGGACGTGACCATTAAATACAATATTTACTTTGTATTCATAAAACAAATCTTCCATAGACTCACGCATCAAAACAGTTTGACTATCCGCGTAATGATTCATGTTTGAACTATACCATGGACAATGCATAACAATAATAATCCATGGTGTAATTAATCTATCAACTAATGCCAAATTATTTTGTAACCAATTGTACTGCAGAGATGTCGGGGTCGTATTTGTGTAAGGATTCAAGTATATTATGTGAGCTAATCCGCTTTCAAATGAATAAAACGAATTTCCATAGTTATATTCGCTCTGAAAAACACTAGGAGTACAATATGGCATTCCTGTTTTCGAATTTACGTCGCTCTTCGTAATGACGTCACCAAATAAAGGTGGTTCAATATATGGCATCCTATATCTGTTCTCAAATGCGGTATAAAGATTCATATAATCAGTGCCATTAAATTCTATTTCATGATTCCCTGGACAAACCATCCATGGTTTATGGGAGGCGAGTGGTTCCATCATTTCTCCATAAGAATCCCATAGTGGTTGTTCGCAATCAGCATAACTTAAATCACCAGCATGTAATATCATATTAACATCATGTTCTTTCATTAGATGACTAAGAGTTGAAAGTGAATGTTTTGTTTGACCTATATCCCCTAATATTCCAAAAGTGATTTGTGTGTTATCACCTATTTTAGGTAATGTTTTAAACGTTAATATATCGCTTACAGATGATTCTATAAAATCGCCACATTGATAATAATATGTTGTAATTGGTTCTAAATCTGTTAGTAAAACGTGATGAATATAACCACTCTTATAATATTTGTTATTATAATAGAATTCATACGACGAAGATGAACCATAAACGATATTTTCTAATAAGTTATCATTAACTCCATATTTGACATGTGAAAAACAGTCATCTGGTGTTACCCATGAAATAGTCATCGAGCTAGGGTTGAGTCCTTGAGCTATATGAATTTGTGAAACAGAACAATTTAAATTCGAATTAAAAGCATATAACGTTTGTATAAATAACAATGATAATATAAGCATCATTTTATAATATCATAGTAGTATGTTTAAGTGAATTCAAAATAATATTTATAATAGATGAAGTTTATAATAGATCGAATTTATAATAAATGTAGACGTATTTTTCTTTTAAATTTCTCTTCATCGTTAAATAGGAAAAGTTTGAATTTTTTACTAATAAAATTATTAAGGTCTTCCCTTAGTGTTATTCTTGAAGATAGTTTTAATTCTGGAAGAAATACAATATACTGATACAGCCCATCATTTCTATATAATTTGTCAAATAAATATCCATCGTAATCTTTTTCCATTATTTCCGGATTATTATGACATAAATCAAGTAATGTACAATCGCATTGTAATTTCCGAATTGACCGCATAGTGACATTAATATATTCAAGTTCATTGAGCCATTTTTCATAGAATTGATTTGTAGTTTGGGATAAACTAATCATCCCTGTAGTCGTTTGGAATTTTATCATATTCAATAAATCAACTAATCGACGAATCGGGCTAGTAATATGAATATAAGCATCTACATCTAGAAACTCATGTCTTGTAGCGACAATTTCAGACCCATCAATATATTGACCTGACGCACTATTCCAAATTTTAATAAATTTCCCAACATCTTCAGGTAGTGTATCTGGAACACTAAAATCCCTCTTGATAATTGTAGAACGAAAAATGCCTGTTTTATGTTTGATTAATTCTTTAGCACAATGATAATTCATCAATATCATAAGATAAGACACGAGCTCATGACTATTACGCACACTATTCATGTATTTATATTTTTTACATAATTCATGAGTTGTTTCTAGAATTTTATGATATTTCTGGTCTCCTAATAGTTTAGGATCTTCATAAACATAATTATTTGAAACCTTAATTAGAGCATTACAAAATTTTATATCTGTAATTTCGTTGTCTTTGATAAATACATCCATGACAAATACTACTCGTCTCACATTCTCTTGTAAACTACACAAACAATCTGATAAAATAGTTGGCAACATTGGTCGTTTTTTGTCTGGTAAATAAATGGTAGAAATTCGTCTTGAAAATGAGTTCCACAGGTTTAGTACGTCCATCCAAATGGTAACGTTAGATATGTATATACTCAATTGTTTGACTCCTTTGTCTAGATCAACAATACTAAATCCATCATCATAATCTACACTATTATGTGGGTCAATTGTGATTATATTCCAATAAGACTGATTTGTTCTGTCTTCAATATTTGGATATTTATTTATAATAGTTTCTATAATTCCATCATGGCATTTATTTTCAAGTGATTTAATAGTATCTTTTTGAAATTTTTGAATTGAAGCGTGTAAGCTTTTACAATATAATTGGTATTCATAAAAATTATCAAGAATGTCGACTGGTCCAATAACATTATCAAGTTTTGCTTTTGGATGTTTATCTTCCCATTCGTCAAAATTGAATGTAACATACATATTTTTAAATACTTTTGAAAAGCCCATATTTTTCATTTCATATGGAACCAAAAAAGAAGGCAATCTAGTATCATCTGGAATACATTTATACAACAATTTCCCGGCATGATTTTTTATAGTATGATTTTTAGAAATTGATCCTTCAACCAGCTTTTTATCTCTTCCATAAGTTTTATTTCCATCAAGAATCAAAACTCCTGGTATAGCTGGTCCAGATCTTATAGATGAATGTACTATCGTAATTTTATTATTTTTATCGATTGTAAATACATCATTTGCGAACAACTTGCCTTCAATTGGATTTATATTTACTTCAACTTTATTGAATTTATTTGTATCAAATACTTCCCAGGAGTTATAACTCCGATCATTTACATGAATTTTATAAAGCATCCCTTGTCCTTACTACATATATGTAGCGATATCTTTAAATAATATTATATAATAATTGTTCGTAAAAGTTTGAAAATTATATAAAAGGTATAATATAAACGAATGGATAAGGATTTGATACGAATGGATAAAGATTTAGTTGTAATTATTATGGCAGGAGGATTGGGTACAAGAATGGAATCAACTGTGCCAAAAGTGATTCATAAATTAGGAGGTATTCCCATGATAAATCATATATTACGCAATCTTCAAAAATTAGAACAAAAAATTAATTTGAAACAAATCTTAATAGTTGTTGGTAAATATAGAAATCAAATACAAGAAGCAATAGAAAGTGATTTAGTAATGACAAATATAAATATTAAATATATAAATCAACCCGAACCGTTAGGAACAGGTCATGCCGTTCAATGTTGTTTAAGTGAATTAGTACAATATCCAAATTCAAATACTTTAATTCTCTCAGGAGATGTTCCGATGTTTTCAATAAATTCCATGTTTCATCTAGTGAATAATTTAGCTAAAGCTAGAATTACTATCACAACGAATGAGAATCCAGCAGGATATGGAAGAATAATTATATCAAATGATAAATTTGAGAGAATTGTTGAACATAATGATTGTACTCCGGAACAATTAAATGTTGTAAAGATAAATTGTGGTATATATGCTTTCAATACTGGCATATTATATAAATGGTTACCATATATAAATAATAATAACACGAAAGGCGAGTATTATTTAACAGATATTGTTGAAATAATTAGGAGAGAAGAAAATACAGAAATAGAGTTATATGATTTGCCGCCCGAAAAAATGATGGAAGTTATTGGGGTGAATACAATATCTCAACTAAATGAATTAGAAAAACTAATTACATAAACTAATTAGAAAAACTAATAAAATTGAATGATTAATTAAATAAAATAATTAAAGTCATACTAAAATTATTATCACAGCAAAATTATTACAAAAAATATAATAAAATGAGTCTAGAAATTAATACTGAAAATAGAAACGGTAATAGAATGAACGGTAACCGATGTTGCTCGTTTTGTCGAACACCCGGACATAATATCACCAGATGTAACAGTGAATTAATCCACGTGTTTGAGAGAAATTTATTCATTTTCATACAAATATTGATATCAGAAAGACAAAATAATATTTTGATTATGGAAAATTTACGACAATATCTCTTAAACAAGGCTCTACAAAACCCAAGCTTAGTACGAGCTTTTGCCATAACTAGATGTGGAGCACGTAGCAGAAGTTATATGGACCATTGTATAATATTAATAATTCAATTTATTCAACCGTTCATAATAGAATTGATCTATCAGACAGAGAGAAATAATGAATCGTCTAACCCGGAAGAACCACATGGAGAAGAATCACAAATACTACATCATTTACAAGAAAGAGGAAGCGAAATCGATTTTTCACAATTGGGAATACGGGATTTAATAGAAAATGACACAAATTTATACGCGACAATGTTTGCGGATATAATTAGATTTATTGAGATAATTAGAAGAATGTCTCAAACTCAAACATCTGAGTTAAACCGAAAATTTCAAATTAAAACAAAAATATCAGACAACATAGAAAAAATGGAAGAAAAATGTGAGTGTAATATATGTTATGAAGAACGTGAACATAAATTGTTTGTTAAACTAGATTGCGGACATGAATTTTGTAAAGATTGTATTAGACAATCATTACAAAATGAACAAAGACAAAATCCTTGCTGCGCTTTTTGTAGAGCAGATATTAAAAATTTTGAGTTAAAATCAGAATCAATCAAAGATGAATTCAATGATTTAATTATAACATAAGATTAAATTATAAAAATAGTATTGAATTATAAACATAATAAATAACTATCAAAATTACATCTTTTAACAAATTTTCATTTATCAAATTTTTATAAATTATAAAAATCATCATTCCAGAAAATATAAAATTTTATACGTTATTTACATTAAACCTGTAAATCCCCGCCTCATCCTCCTTTCATAACATTTTTATTGTTAGGGATGAAACTCTCTCCTCATCCACCTCTCATAGTACGTCTCATAGTACGTCTCTTATTTTTTTTGTGTCGCATTGTCTTACGCTTTCTCCTACGAGTAGTAGAAAACAAGTTTTTTAACGAAAGAAACTTATTAATCCTCATTATAATATATATAAACATAAATTTTTATACATAATAATGTATATAAAAAATTATTTTTCTACAAGTATTTTGAAATCATATTTTAGTATATTTATATAATTTATTGAAGTGTCAGTCTGAATATATAACTTCTGCTTGGAATAGAAACAACTCTATTAACAATACTATGTTGAGTGTCGGAAGCATGAAGTATAACATTAAAATAAACTCTATCACCAGCAATAAATGGTAGTTTATAAAAACTAATTTCATTACCATTTAAATCCGCACCTGGACCGTAATATAAGTTCGCTGAAATATCTTGAAATCTAGTCGGTTCATGATTTATAATTTGTCTCATAGCATCACGTACTGGATTATTTGTAGTATCATTGTCAGTTTGAGAACCTAAAGCTTCTAATTCAAGAAGTTTGTTATTCAATGTAACATTGAATTTATTTTTCAAGCTAGAACGCAAAGTTGATTCATTATTAAATAAATCGACACCATTTACTGTACTAAATAATCGTAAAGCGATATATCTAACAAAATCATATGTGACATTTTGATTTCCTAGACCTGAAGCAACATTTCCACTAATTACATTAGCTGAAAGATCAATATCTATATCTAAAGGATTATTGCTATTATCAGTCCAATTTACTCTGTAAAGAAGATCTTCACTTACAACATCATTTATATCTATTGAATCAGTTCCAAACGTAAATAAATTTCTCATAGTTGCTGCTGTTACACTTGTAATGTTAACTGTCGCATCCCCGGACAAAGCGATACCAGGAACACCTCCTAAAGTAGCTAACTCTGAAGTAGTTGTAATACTCAATTGACCTAAGTAAAAATCCTGATAATTTGTGCCAGATCCATTATCTCCCATTATACTTATATATAGTAATTTAATATTTTTCTAAAAAAATAATAATCAATATATTTGTAATTCAAAAAATATATCATTTTATAATTTACACCCTTGAAGAATTGAAATGGGACAACATTTCAATTCTTCTCAGATGAACCGGGTGAAATTTGAAAGAAGTACCCCCTAAAGGATGCCATTTAAAATCTTCACTGGTTTAATATTCAATAAATTAATTTAACATAATTAATATAATAAAACTTATATACAATATATAATTATTATTTATGTATATATTTATTTATAATATATATATATATAGATGGATTTTTTGTTTGATGACACTCTTGACACGAGTAATATTACGAATGTTTTACTGATCGACAAAGATACACCTGATTACGAAGTATTTTATAATTCTTGTAATGAAACAACATTCCCTATAGTTTATTCTAGAAATTGTAGTAGAAATGATTTATTACAATTGTTAAATAATAAATTTATTAAGATTGACAGATTATGTTTCGTTTTTTCTTTACAACCAGTTTATGTATTTTTGAATAATGAATTTTTATTTAGACATGATGAAACTACTCCTTATTCTGAAAACGTAACATTTATAATTAATTTAATAAATCAATTTAATATTTCTACCGTGGATTATTTAGCATGTGATACATTGAATTTTGAGTATTGGCAAAATTATTATAATATTATTTTATCAAATACAACAGCAATTGTTGGTGCTTCTAATGATCGCACTGGAAACCTAAAATATGGTGGAGATTGGATGATGGAAAGTATCGGACTAGATATTCAGCCCATTTACTTTAATAGTCAAATTCAAAATTATCAAAAATTGTTGGACAGTGCCCGACATAATTTTGCTTTAATGAGTGATGGAACAGTTTTTGGTTGGGGTGAAAACGTTCAAGGCACGTTAGGAGATGGTACTTTTTCAAATAGATATGAATTATCACAAATGATTAATACCACCGGTAAAACTCCAGCTTCTATATCTTGCGGTAGATATCACACGGTTGTTTTAATGACAGACGGTACAATTTTTGCAACAGGAACTACTTTAGACGGTTCATTAGGAATTGGTAATCCTGGTAGTGTAAGCAGAATAAATGTTCTTACACAAATGATTAATACCACTGGAAAAACTCCTGTTAAGGTGTCTTGTGGTGATCGTTTTACTATTGTTTTAATGAGTGATGGTGCTATTTATGGATGTGGAATTGGTAGTAACTTTCAACATGGATCTCCAAATGTTACGTCTTTTACTCTTAGACTAGTAGCTAATAATACTGGCAAAACTCCTATTGATGTAACTACAGGTACTGCTAGTACTATTATTTTAATGAGTGATGGTAGTATTTATCAAGTCGGAGCTAGTCTTACTGAAATCATTAATAATACAGGAAAAACTCCAGTTGCGATCTCTGCCTCAAGTCATACTTTGGTTTTAATGAATGATGGAACTGTTTATGGGATAGGTAATAATCCTTACGGAGAGTTGATGACAGGTGACACTATTAATAGATCTACTTTGACTCAAATGATTAACAATACTGGCAAAACACCTGTTGGTATACATACTGAGGTAAATATAAGTTATGTTTTAATGCACGATAAGACTATTTTTTCTGCTGGTTTAAGTAATGAGGGTCAATCCGGACGAATACATGCTATAACGGCTTCTTTCGGACAAGTGGTTAATAATAGTGGACAAACTCCTGCTGCGTTTAATACTCATGGGGGGGGGTTTTTAATTTTAATGGAGAACGGTTCTATTTATACACATAATATGTTTAGATCAGCTCAAATTTCCCCATTGATAACTAATAATACTGGCAAAACTCCTGTAGCATTGTCCGACCAGTTGGCATTTAAACAAACTACATTATTATCTAATTTTTCTATTCCAACAAAAACATATGGTAATAGTCCTTTTACAATTACTCTCCCTACGTCAAATAGTACCGGGTCATTTAGTTACTCAAGTTCTAATACTTCCGTAGCAACTATTTCTGGGAATACAATAACAATTGTTGGTGTTGGAACTACAATCATTACTGCGAATCAAGCGACAACAGAAACACACATGGCCGCAACAATAACATCATCTTTTCAAGTAGACAAAATAACTCCATCAATAACAAATTTTTCTCTTCCGACAAGAAGGTTTGGTACAAGCCCTATTATAATTACTGCGCCTACATCAACTAGTAACGGTACGTTTAGTTACTCAAGTTCAGATACTTCCGTAGCAACTGTTTCTGGAAATACAATAATAATTGTGGGTGCTGGTACTGCGACTATTACATCTACTCAAGCAGAAGCAGCATTTTATAAGTCAGAAACATTAACAACAACCATTCAGGTATCCAAAGGAATCCCATCAATAAGTAATTTTTCTATTCCAACAAAAAATTATGGAGATAGTGCTTTCACCATTACTCCACCTACATCAAATAGTACTGGTTCATTTAGTTATGTTAGTTCAGATACTTCAGTAGCAACTATTTCTGGAAATACAGTAACAATCGTTGGTGTCGGAACAACAACCATTACAGCAACTCAAGCAGAAACAACAAATTACATTTCTGGAACAATAATTGCGTCATTTCAAGTAAGCAGAGCTGTTTTATCCATATCTAATTTTTCTATATCAACAAAAACATACGGTGATAGTCCTTTTACCATTACTCCACCCGCATCAAACAGTAATGGTTCATTCAGTTATATTAGTGCTGACCCTTCCGTAGCAACTATTTCTGGTGATACTATAACCATTGTAGGTGTTGGAACCGCAAGTATTCTTGCAGTTCAAGAAAAAACCTTGAATTATGCTTCTGGAACAATAACTACATCATTTCAAGTAGATAAAGCAACTCCCTCAATAAGTGGATTTTATATACAAACAAAAACAGTTGGCGATAGTCCTTTTCCCATTACTCAACCTTCATCAAATAGCAATGGTACATTTAGTTATATTAGTACTGACCCTTCTGTAGTAACTATTTCTGGAAATACGGTAACCATTGTTGGAGCAGGAACTGTAACTCTTCTTGCTATTCAAGAGGCAACATCAAATTACACATCTGGAATAGCAACTACAGATTTACAGGTTTTATCGCCTTCTTAGAGGGGCATATATGTTAGCAATTTTTTCATTTCAAACGCAAATATATTTTATAGTGAAACTTATTTTTATATAATTAAAATTATATAAAAATTAATTTCATATTGTGTTAATGAATAACGGATAATATATTAAGGAAATTATACTTTTATTATATATTTATTCTCATGTGTATAAATTTTTTTTTTTGAGAATGTAAAACTATTAATCTATAATATATGGATTTCTTGTTCAATGATACTCTTGACACAACAAATATTACAAATGTTTTACTGATTGACAAAGATACACTTGATTACGAGATATTTTACAATTCTTGTAATGAAACAACATTTCCTATAGTTTATTCTAAAAGTTGTAATAGAAATGATTTATTACAAATATTAAATAATAAATTTACTAAGATTGATAGATTATGTTTTGTTTTTTCTTTACAACCAGCTTATGTATTTTTGAATAATGAGTTGTTATTTAAAGATGATGAATCTATACCTTATTCTGAAAATATAACATTTATAATTAATTTGATTAATCAATTTAATATTTCAATCGTAGATTATTTAGCATGTGATACATTAATTTATGAGAATTGGCAAAATTATTATAATATTATCCTGTCAAATACTACAGCAATTGTTGGTGCTTCAAATGACCTGACAGGAAACCTAAAATATGGAGGAGATTGGACAATGGAAAGTACAGGGGAAGATATAGAGGCTATTTACTTTAATAGTCAAATTCAAAATTATCAAAAATTGTTAGATATTCAAGGAACATTTAATGTATTTTTAATGAATAACAACACGATATATGGTTGTGGCATAAATTCTTCAGGGCAACTAGGTTTAGGTTATACTAGTACTAGTGAAACTAGTCTAGTTCAGATGCCAAATACTACTGGTAAGACTCCTATTTCAATCTGTTGTGGTATTTCCCATACCATAGTTTTAATGAGTGATGGTACTATTTATGGATGTGGAAGTAATAGTGCTGGAGAATTAGGAATAGGTAATTTTAATACCCCTCAAACCAGTCTAGTTCAAATGTCTAATACTACTGGAAAAACACCTGTTTCTATTAGCTGTGGAGGAAGTAATACTTTTGTTTTTATGAGTGATAATACTATATATGCGTGTGGATATAACAACAGGGGTCAATTAGGAATAGGTAGTGGTGCCTCTCAAAGTTCCCTTACATTGATGAGTATACCTTCTGGTAAAACCCCTAATATGGTTAGTGCTGGCGAGAACCATACTATTGTTTTAATGAGTGATGGTACTATATATGGTTGTGGAGCTAACGGTCAGGTAAATTTAGGCATAAGTGGTACATTCTATACAACTCTTGTATTAATTCCCAATAGTACTGGTAAAACTCCTGCTGTTGTCTATGGTGGTGGCTCGTGTACTACAGTTTTAATGACTGATAATAGTATTTATGGAGTAGGATATAACTCAACAGGAGCATTAGGTCTAGGTTATACCTCAGGTGGTATACAGCCCCTAAGCACAGGTCTAATGGTAAATAATACTGGTAAAACACCTATTGATATGTATGTTGGTGGTTCTTCATTTACTATAGTTTTAATGGATGATCGTACTATTTATGGTACTGGGACTAATAATAATGGTCAATTAGGAGATGGTACTTTTACTAATAAATCAACTATTAATCAAATGATTAATACTACTGGCAAAACACCTGTTGCGCTTTGTGTCGGTTACACCTATACTATTGTTTTAATGAGTGATGGTACTATTTATGGTACTGGAGCTAATAGCACTGGACAATTTGGATTAGGTTCTACTAGTCCTAGTAGCGTAAATTCTCTTATACAGATACCTAATAATACTGGTCTTAATATCAAGAAATTGCCTGGTTCAAGATCAATGATCTACAAATCAAATCCAATAATAACTGATTTTTCTATTCCAACAAAAGCACTTAATAATGGTCCCTTTACAATTCCTCCGCCTTCATCAAATAGTACTGGTTCATTCAGTTACTCAAGTTCAAATACTTCAGTAGCAACTATTTCTGGAGATATCATAACAATCGTTGGTCTTGGAACTACAACCATAACAGCAACTCAAGCAGAAACAACATACTCTAATTCCGGAACAACAACTACATTATTCACAGTACAAAATCCAACTCCATCAATAAGTGATTTTTCTATTTCAACAAAAATATACGGTGATGACCCTTTTACAATTAGCGCGCCTACATCAAATAGTACTGGTATATTTAGTTACTCTAGTTCAGATGAATCAGTAGCAACTATTTCTGGCGATACTATAACAATAGTTGGCGTCGGAACTACAACCATAACTGCAACACAAGAAGCAACAACCAGTTACAGTTCTGGAACAGCAACTACAACATTTCAAGTAGTCAAACAAAGTCCAACAATTACAGGTTTTTCTATTCCAACAAAAACATTTGGTAATATTCCTTTTACAATTAGCGATCCTAGCTCAAATAGTGATGGCACATTTAGTTACACTAGTTCAGATGAATCAGTAGCAACTATTGATGGAAATACAATAACAATTGTTGGCGCTGGAACAACAACCATTACAGCAATTCAAGCAGAATCAGCAAATTATGCTTCTGGAACAATAACTACATCATTAGAAGTATCCAAAGCAACCCCATCCATAACTGGTTTTTCTATTCCAACAAAAACATATGGTGATAGTTCTTTTACAATTAGCGATCCTAGCTCAAATAGTGATGGCACATTTAGTTACTCAAGTTCAAATACTTCGGTAGCTACTATTTCTGGAAATACAATAACAATTGTTGGTCCTGGAACAGCGACCATTACTGCAAGTCAAGGAGATTCAACAAACTTCAACTCTGGAACCCAAACTACTACATTTCAAGTAGAAAAATTAACTCCATCAATAACTGATTTTTCACTTCCAACAAGAAGATTTGGCACAAGCCCTATTATAATTACTGCGCCTACATCAACTAGTAACGGTACGTTTAGTTACTCAAGTTCAGATACTTCCGTAGCAACTGTTTCTGGAAATACAATAACAATTGTGGGTGCCGGTACTGCGACCATTACATCAAGTCAGGCAGAAGCAGCATTTTATAAGTCTGGAACACTAACAACAACAATTCAAGTATCCAAGGGAATCCCATCAATAAGTAATTTTTCTATTCCAACCAAAAATTATGGAGATAGTGCTTTCACCATTACTCCACCTACATCAAATAGCAATGGCTCATTTAGTTATGTTAGTTCAGATACTTCAGTAGCTACTATTTCTGGAAACACTGTAACAATTGTTGGTGCTGGAACGTCAAACATTACAGCAACTCAATCAGAAACTACAAATTATATTTCGGGACAAATAATTGGATCACTTCAAATAAGCAAAGCGGTCCTATCCATATCTAATTTTTCTATATCAACAAAAACATACGGTGATAGTCCTTTTACGATTCCTCAACCCGAATCGAATAGCAATGGTACATTTAGTTATATTAGTTCAGACCCTTCAGTAGCAACTATTTCTGGTGATACTATAACCATTGTAGGTGTTGGAACCACAACTATTCTTGCTGTTCAAGAAAAAACATCGATTTACGCTTCTGGAACAATAACTACATCATTTCAAGTAGATAAAGCAATTCCATCAATAAGTGGTTTTTCAATTCCAACAAAAACAGTTGGCGATAGTCCTTTTCCCATTACTCAACCTTCATCAAATAGCAATGGTACATTTAGTTATATTAGTACTGATCCTTTTGTAGCAACTATTTCTGGAAATACGCTAACCATTGTTGGAGCAGGAACTGTAACTCTTCTTGCTATTCAAGAGTCAACATCAAATTACACATCTGGAATAACAAGTTTTGATTTACAGGTTTTATCAGCTTAAATAATTACACCTTTTATAATATAAAAAATGTGTAATTATTCAATATAATTCTTGAATGTAACTCTTCAATGTAATTTTTGAAAAAATTTATAATTTATTTCTCTTTCTATACTCAGAGTTGTACCATTTCGTTAGTATATTTTTTCGTTTATCATCCATATTTTTACTAGCTTTATAAAATTCTGCTACAATAGAAGTAGGATCTAATGTTTCACAAATTAAATTATTGACAATCATCTTATCATGATTTTCCATTAATACATTATAAAGCAATTCATTGTTATATTCTATTTTAGTTATTTTATCATTTAATCCTAGTAATCCAGAAGCCTTAACCATTTTACCATTATAAAATATTTTATGGTTTTTAGATATTATGGTTTTTTGTGAAGGAATATTATTTCCTAAACTGTCTTTTTCAAAACAAACTAAGTATTTATTGGTCGCATAAACTGTTTTAGTGATTGCTACAATTGGTTTATTACGAATAGTATGAATATCTGGATTAATTTTTTCAATAGGAATTAATCCTTGGTTAGTTGTAATAGGTGTTCCAGCTGGAAAACAAATGTCACCAATAGGAATTATTTGGTTTACTGTTAATGATGTAGATCGTAATCCAGATGTGTAATTTGTCGTTGCTGCTTGTGTTGCTGTGATGGTTGTACTTCCTTGACCAACAATGGTTACTATATTACCAGAAACAGTTGCTACTAAAGTATTAGAGCTAACATAACTAAACGCACCATCACTATTTGATACAGGTGCTGTAATGGCAAAAGGACTATCGCCAACTGTTTTTGTTGAAATAGAAAACACGCTGATTGAGGGACTTGCTTTGTTTACTTGAAATGTTGTACTTATTATTCCAGAGGTATATTCAGTAGTTGCCTGTTGAATAGCAACAATAGTTGCGGTTCCAGCACCTACAATGGTTATTGTATTTCCAGAAATAGTAGCTATTGATTCATCTGAACTAACATAACTAAATGTACCGTTGCTATTTGATGTAGGTTGAGTAATCGTAAAAGGGTTATTACCAAATGTTTTTGTTGGAACAGAAAAACCACTTATGGTTGGAACAGCTTGATTTGATTGATTTTGTTGGTTTGATTCATTCACTACAAATGTAGCAGTTATAATACCAGATGTATAAGTCGCAGTTGATTGCTGAACAGCAACAATAGTTAAACTTCCAGCTCCAACGATGGTTATGGTATCTCCAGAAATAGTAGCTATGGAAGTATCAGAACTAATATAATTAAATGATCCGTCACTATTTGATACTGGTTGAGTAATGGTAAAAGGACTATCACCATATGTTTTACTTTCAATAGAAAACCCAGACAATGAAGGATACGTTTTGCTAGCCATTATAACATATATTAAGATTTTTTTATTATAGTTCACTTCCAATATTATTATTAAATATTGGTTCTGGTTCTAATTTTGATTCTGGTTTTAGTAATTTATCTATATTTGTACTTTCATTAGTAATAGTTTTATCATTAGAATTATTATAATTGTTAGGATCATTTTTAGTATCATTATTAGAATCATTTTTAGTATTATCATTATTATTATTGTTCTTAAATAAATCTTCTTTATCAGGAGGACAAATAACTTCGTTTTTATTCAATTCAGTTATATTCAGTTTTTTAACAACATCGCGCTTAATATTTTGGATTTGTAATGCGTGTAGACATATATAAGGTAATATAGCTAAATTATTCATATATGTTCGATAATTAAAACATGAAATACCAGTATTTTCATTAAATTTTATGCTATACCACCAATAAGAAGGTATATATATAGTTTTCCCAGGAACAAGAGTAAATTCAAGACATTTTATTTTATCAAAGTCAGCAATATATTTAGGTTGTGGGTTCCAAGGATTGATAGGTGATCTAAATTCAAAATTCTCATAATCATAAATGGGATATAAATATTTGATACTATGGGGTGGAGCCAGTTTAATTTGTGCGCTTCCTTGTGTTAATAAAAGATAATTTCGATAATTAATTTCGTATCTAAATGGAGTACAAGTTTGCGTGCTAGCCATTAAGATATCGTAGTTACAATTTGACACCATATATGGTCTGAGAAACTCATCATTATATCGCATATTTTTACCGATACCAGTTTCTTCTAAAAAGTCTGTGTTATTTTCAGAAAAATAGGAAGCAGCTTTATCTTCGTCAAAAAGCTTGACTGCTGAATGAAATGGCAATGGCATATAAAGCTCAGTATTACTGTCAGTTTCTTTAATATTTCTTATTTTGACCTCAAAAGCATGATAATTTTTTGCTATATAATTTCGATTAGTTGTATCCATTATTTTTTGACATTCAAAATCAAATAAAACTGGTTGTCTTAAATCACAAATTTCTTCTAATTTATCTTTTGATGGCTGATCGATCTCATACATTTCTAAATCTTCTCCAGTTTTTAAATGAAACTGAATATGAAGGTATAAAAATAAAACTAAACAAAATATACATAATCCTATTATTATTCTCATATTAATTAAAAATGATAATAATATTTATGAACTAGAACGAAATCCTATCCACCTTTAATAAAGGTGGAGCCAAAATTAATAATCATTAGTAATATATATTTTATTAAATGCTTCATAACATATAGCACATTCCATTTATGTTATATGTAATAAATATTTTTATATATTTTAATTTTATTGTTTTGCGCCACTTTTTGAAAAGTGGCTAGTCATCTGATAACTTGGGTGCTATATAGAAAATTAGTGAACTATCATCTCCTAAATTGTAATTAATCTTCATTGGTGACTCATTGCTCAAACTAAAGTCGATGTTATCTGTCAATTTATTAGTTATACACATCTTACTAATATATATTAAACTATAAGTTAAATCAATAATCTCATCTTCTACAATCGCATAACTAGACATGTCATCTATTGAAATATTAACACGCATTTCAACTGAATTATCTGAAGCCTTAAAATCCAAACAATTTTCCGAGCATTTAATATTTAGATTATCGCCAAAATTGCTTAATTGTGATAACATATCAGTGACTTTTTTGGATGGAAGCGTAAATTCGGCATCATACTCAGTATTTGGTACAACCATTTTTTCATATTCATAATCAAGTAAAGGCAATTTAAAAAATTTATTATAGTCACCTTTTTTAGCTGATTCATTATTTTTAAGTTCAATATACAATGAGTCTGTATCTTCTTCTTCTTCTAAATAAAAAATTAAAGCTTGATCGTCACCTTTAGTGCTTATAATTGAATAAAAAGTTCCAGAATCAAAACATAATTCATATTGTTTATTAACTTCATAATAATTAAACCATTCAAAATATAATTTCAATTCAAATAGACAAACATGTGATTTATCCATACCCTGAATCTGAAATGTATTTTTTTTAATCGTTAAATTAATTTGAGATGATGAGCTCTTTAACAATTGAAAAATAGAAATAAATATTTCTTTTTTCCTTTTATCATTGATAACAAAACATACATTTTTGTCGTGATGTGCGAATTCCATATTAATAATAATTATTGTGTTATTTTTAATATGTTTTACAAAAGTTATGATATTTAATACATAAATTATGAAATATTAGCCAATTCTTGTTTAATCATATTCTTTAGATCAACCGACATAATAATATTCTCTCCATCGACATCAGTTGTGCTTGTATTTAGTTCAGTTGACGTTTCTTTTTCTTCTAAAATTCCTTCTGAATTCATTTCACTTTCTTCTTGTTGTACTGGTAAACGTTTTTCTAAATCAGATAATGCTATTTCATAATCAGAAAAATTTTGTGTAGTTTCATGAGCGAACATATCATACTTAACCATAAATGACTTAAGAATATCCTTAGTTTCAGTTAATTCTCTATTAAATCTAAATATTTGTTCGGTATTTTTGGCAAGTTCAATAGTATGCTTTGCTACGTCATCACTCATTCTCTTAAATTGTTCGGACAATGTCTTAAGGTCGCTTAAAGCTTTGACATCTTCAACTAACGTTTTAAATTCTTCTGAAGAAATAGATGTTATTCCATTTTTTTCGAGAGAATCAAGACGGTTAATCATAGAAGTCAAAACAGAATTATCAATAACTTTATGATTTTCTGGTATTCCTGACATATTAGCTGTTCCACTTTGTCTAGTTTCTTCTTCTTGATCTGTTTCGATAATCCATTGCTCTACTCTACCTAATCTTATTGTAATTAACCCAATGGCATCTGAAATACTTATTTTAGAGAATGGCAATCTATTATTATGTTGAGATTCCTGTTGGTCATAAAATTGTTGATATTTTTGTGGAGGTTGTTTAGCATATTGTTGAGGAGGTGGTTGCATAGATCGTGCGGTTCTTACATTATTAGGTGGAGGCGGCATATTATATCCCACCCCAGGTGGCATTTGTTGAGCAAAAGCAGCTTGTGATCCAATTGAGGTTCCTGGTCTATTTCCACTAACAGGCGGAGCATTTTCTCCAGCCCGTCTAGCTCTAGCAGCAGCGAGTGATCGTGAACTCATAATATAATTATTAATACAATTTGTTTCTAAATAAGTTACGCAATTCCACCTTTTAAAAGGTGGAGCCAAATTTTCTAAATAAATCAAGCGACCATCGCCACCTTAATTGCTTCATGACTAACGTAATTATGAATCTCAAAATCATCCACTTGATAATCATTTATATTCTCTCTAACTTGTTTTATTGAAACTGTAGGAAAAGGATAAGGTTCTCTTGATAGTTGTAATTTACAAGCATCTATGGCGTTTTCATAAATATGACAATTTCCAATAAAATGTAATAATGTAATAATGAAATATATTAAAAATATTATATAAATTATATAATGGATATTGAAGAAATAATAAAAGAAAACCAACTACTAAAAGAAATGAATGAAAAGTTATTAAAAGAATTAGAAGAAACAAAAGAACATCTCAAAAAATATACTGCTCCATCATATAAGAAAATTTACTATGAAAACAACAAAGAAGAAATTAAACAAAAATCACGTGAATATAGACAAACTCATCAACCGACAGAAGAACAGAAAAAAAAATGGGCAAGAACTGCATATCTCAATAAAAAAGCAAAACTAGAAAAGGAAAAAAGCGAAAGTCAAAATATTTAGGAATTATATATTTTTCTTAGAAAAACATATAAAAATATTTTCTTTAATTATATTAAATGGAAGCAGACAGACAACCAACCATAGGCGTTTATAAAATATCAAATAGCTTGTCAGGCAGATATTATATAGGATATTCAACTAATATTGAAAGAAGATTTACATCTCATCGCAGAAAATTAAAACAAAATTGCCACGATAACATTTTTTTACAAAGAGCATATAATTTAGATGGGGAAGACAAATTTACACCCTTGAAGATTTAAAATGGAACCTTAAAGGTTGGACATAATCAATTCCGTGTAAATTTTGGGTAGGCATACTAAATGTATGGGCTGATTAAACCGATTTCGTCTTCCAGAATGATACTGGTAAATCCCTGAAACGTCCAAATGAGAATACACCCAAGGACATATAAATATATATTGTGTCTTTAAGTAGTTTTTCTAAAATACTTAAAGGTGTGATTTTAAATCTTCAAGGGTGTAAATATGACATAATACATGTTTGTGATACAGAAGGGGAAGCAAAAGAAATTGAATTACAATATTTAACTAATTTAAGCATCCGTGATAAGTTGTATAATTTAAATTATAATAATAGCGGTGGAGATTTGTTAACACATCATCCAAATAAAGAAGCTATTAGAGAAAAAATAATAGAAACTCACAAAGCAAATCTAGGCAAAATGACACCAGAAGAAAGAAGTATAAAATATGGAAAGTGTGGAGATAGAAATGGAATGTATGGTAAGACACATACAGAAGAAAATAGAAAGAAATTTTCAGAAATACATAAAGGAAATCAATATTGCAAAGGAAAAATTGTTTCAAATGAAACAAGACAAAAAATGTCAGAAAACGCAAAATTAAAAATTGGCGAAAAAAATCCATTTTTCGGAAAACATCACTCAGAAGAAACTAAACGAAAAATCGGACAAGCGAAAATAGGTAATATTCCAACAAACGCAATTGAAATAATGATAGATGATGAAATATATGTTTCAATTACAGAAGCTGCGAGACAATTAAATATGCCTGCACCGACTATTTTGTGGCGTTTAAAATAAAAAAATCCCAAGTTTAACAATTATAAATATCTAAGCGAAGAAAAACCCGTAGTGCGAAGTGCCGAACCAATTTATTAAGCAACCATATTCATCTTAATAACTTCATGGCATTTATAATTATGTATCTCAAAATCATCCACTTGATAATCACTAATATTATCTCTAATTTGTTTTATAGAGACTGTTGGAAATTCAAAAGGTTCTCTTATAATTTGTTCTTTCATGTGTTCAATATGGTCTTCATATATGTGACAATTACCAACAAAATGAACGAACTCATAAGCTTCTAATCCACAATGTTTTGCTATCAAGTGAGTTAAAAACGAATAAGACGCAACGTTAAACGGTATTCCGAGTGGGAAATCTCCACTGCGTTGATACATTGCACATGATAATTTATTGCCATCGTGCACATTAAACTGACACAAAATATGACACGGGGGAAGAGCCATCTGATCTAACTGTACAGGATTCCAAGCACTCATTACCAAGCGACGGCTATTTCTTTGTTTAGGATCTTTCAAAGCGTCAATAATTTTCTGCAGTTGATCGACACCTTTGAATGCTTTGGTTTCTTTATGGACGTCATTAGGATCGTCATCTAATAATCGTTTACCAGTAAAGCAGTTATAATTCGCATTGAAGAAACGCCATTGATAGCCGTATCCAGGGCCAATTAAATCCTCACGAGTTAAGGTAAGCCCTCGAGTATCAAGAAATTCTCTCGAAGTATTCGCATCCCAAATATGGACACCTTGGTCTTTCAATAATTTATTATCCGTTTCACCACGAATAAACCATAATAATTCCTTCAAGCAAGTCTTCCAAGCGGTTTTCTTTGTTGTTAAAATAGGTATTTTCCCATCTTTTAGAGAGAATCGCATGGAGTGACCAAAAATACTTTTAGTTTTTCCATTCCTACCTTCTTCCCAAGTGCCATTTTCCAAAATATTTTCCAATAAATTAAGATATTGGTATTCTTCATGTTGGAATTTTTGAATATTATTGAAAATATTTTCAGAAACCTTTGTTGTTTCATGTGATTCAGTAGATGTATCCTGTATTTTTTCGCTAGCATTAAGAAGGGCTATACTTTCACAAGAACGTAAGCTTATGTTTTTAGCCGCATATTCTTCCGCAATATGTTCCATTATGTAATAATATTTAGAATAACCTTTAATACTTTTAATATAGTAAAAACAAATTAATTATTTTTATTTCTAAATATACCCTATAGGGATATGGATAATTCGGACGAATCAAAAAGTTTCTTTAAACATGTTTTCAATTTTGATGATGATTCAAAATCTGAAGTTTTAAACATACTACAATACTCAGTTATAGCAATCATTCCAATTGTTATTTTAAATAAGACAATGCAAAAATATGTTCCTGAAGCAGATGACAACAAAAGTAGTTTAGAAGTTTCAGCAGAAGTTTTAATTCAAATTATTGTCATGTTTATGGGTTTACTAATTATACACAGAATCATAACGTATATTCCAACATATAGCGGTGCGAAATATCCTGAATTTCACATAGTCTATATAATTTTAGCAATCTTAATGATTACAATGAGTTTACAAACAAAACTTGGAGAGAAAGTGTCTATTTTAGTCGATCGCGTTTCTGAATTATGGGATGGGAAACCTGATAATAAAGGCAAGAAAGGAACAGTGAAAGTATCTCAACCCATTTCCGGACAACAACCAATGGGTGGTTATACAGACGGAACAGCCATAAGTTCATTACCTACATTCAACCCAGCTCAAAACGCCCAAACTATGCAGAATCCCATGATGCCGCAACAATTGCCAAATTATGATAAAATGCACAGACCAGATACTACACCCTTAGTAGGTGCCGCAACTCCTGGAATCACTGAAGGTTTTAATGAACCGATGGCAGCAAATTCTGTTTTAGGCGGTAGTGGAAGTTGGGGGTCATGGTAAAACAACGAAATTTATATAAATAACAAAATTCACATAAATAACAACTTTACATAAATAATATAAAAATTTATGTAAAGTATTAATAATGGATGTTAACAAATTATTAAAAGCTTTAGATGATGATTCAAATGATAATTTGATGAATTTTACAACAAAAACGATTAGAGAAATGAATTTAAAAATTCTGAAGGAACTTAATTTACCTAGACAAGAGACTATTAATATATTTAATAAATTAAAAGAATACAAATATGTTGACGAAATGAATGACTTGAAATATGGAACATTTTTAAGATGGATCCCAATTGAAGATCCAACAAATATTTACTTAACAAAAGGTGCTATATTCTGCGAAATGAAAATAACAGATGATGGTGTATTCTGTATTTGTAAAAACTTTGGGTTTCCTTCTCGACATTTTCGAATTTCTATGGATAAAAACCTAATATTTCAAAAGTTAACAGACCAAGAATTGGTTTTATTATCGGCACTAGACCATCTTTCCAGTTAATTACATATAAGTCTTCTTCTACTTCTTCTTCCTCCTGTTGAAAAAATTTGTAATTCTTGATTAAATGGATTCACATCCTTCGGGTCTTCAAGAAACATTTCCTTTCTCTCCATAGACTCTCTTTCTTCTGGTGTTGGTCCAGAGAAAACAGCAGTTACTTCCTCAGGCGAGGATGGTCGCGATCTCATAACCTTATCATACATCAGCTTACCATACCTCTTAAATCTATCTGGATGTGGAGGGACTGGATATGACTGAATAGGTGGAATTTCAGGTCCCATTTCTATATCATTATTATCTTCTATATCATTATTACCACCTTTTCTCCTTCTTGTCTTACAATTTTTACAATCTTTGAATAATCCAGGTATAAATTTTCCTTTTTTAATTAATTCAATATCACTCTTATGTATTGGTTTTTTTACAGTATATAGTTTTTTACCTTTATGATATTTTGTAATACTTTTATAACCCTTTCCTTTCTTAATACTAACAGCGCGAATAACTTTACCTCCTTGTTGAATAACTGTCTCTTTATTCTCGTAATTAAAAACGTTCATAATAATATAATTATAGAAAATAATATAATTTATTTATATAATGGATTACGACGCATTCGTTCATTTATTTCATGTTTTAATTGTTGGTGGATTATTTCTTTATGTAGGTATAAATAGAGATAAAATATATAAACCCTTATTTAATATACTTTTATTTTTAGGATTTTTTATTATTTGTTATCATTTATACAAAATATATGGATATCTAAATGCCGGTAAAGGAATATGGGTGAATTTAATTCATGTCTTTATTATTGGACCTTTATTAGTTTATATTGGCTATAATGGAGAGAAAACTACGCGAAAATTCTTTGAAATTTTATTGATGCTTGGTTTTGCGTCTATTGGATATCATTTATATTATTTATTTAAGTAACGATAAATTAACGCGACGATGAATATTTATAAACAAATAGTTTTAACCCATTTTCTGGTAACAACTGCTTTTACACTCTCTAAAGCTCCTAATGTCCAGCCTTGATTTCTTGAAACAGCTTCTCCTACAACTAAAATGCCTTCTTCTGGATGCTGAGCTTTGTCTATAAATTCTTCTCTAGAACTATATAACTCTTTATTTAATGGCAAAAACAGATGAGTACCAATTTGCCAGTAATAATCCTTAATAGCAATAATATGGACTGAGTTTTCAGGCATACCCAAAGACATTTCTAAAAGCTTTTCATATAAATCTCTATTCGATTGTGTATTTTGAAGATTATTTTTTAGAGCAATCGCATTATTATTGTCATTGTAAGCAATCATATAAACCCCATTATTAGGATCCATTGGAATAATTCGCTGTAAAGGTCCTGGTACAAATGTAAATCCTTTTATATATTCTTTTAAAAAAGGAATAGAACTTTTAGTAAATTTTGCGTACAATCGTAAAAATGGTTGTCCTTCAATATCGTTATAAATAGGATACGATGGTAACAACTTTCTTATAGTATCAATGGTTGATGCGATAATCACTCTATTACATAAATATTGTACTCCATTTTCAACATTAATTAAAAATTTACATGGATTTTCCTTTATCTTAGTAATACCAACTACTTTAGATGAAAACTTAAAATGTTCCGCTCCGATATCGTGATATAATTTCAGAACCATTTTTCGCCAAGGAACATGAAACGCTTTCCAACAACAAGCATTATCTTCCATTCCATAATAATATAATGTCTCAAACGCATCTTCGTTTTCATAGTCTGTATACCCAGCAGAAACTATGAATTTGTTATAATTATTCTCTCCAAGTATCTTAGTAGCAAATTGCTTAAATGTTACATATTTATCTTTTTCTTTGAAGGTTTTATATTCTTTCCTTAAATGATCCATTACTTTATTAACATCGACTGACTGTACTAATTTAGACTTTTGTGGATTTACTATGTACTCAGGTGTGGGTAATTTTAACTGACTAAGCAATTTATGTAATAATTTGTCCTTGGATTTTCTGCCAATTCCTGCTCCAGTAACAATTTCAGTCCCGTAAAACATTTCATTGCTGGTTCTTCCACCAATCCAATTTTTTTTGTGTTTTTCTAAAATCATAAAAGAAGTATTTGGGGAAAATTGTTTAATATGATATGCGCTGTATAAACCAGACATACCACTACCAATAATAATTATATCAACATATTTCATATTATTATAATCTGATATAATTATTTTATATTTTTTCTTGTAGTATTACTTTTCTTTTTAAGTGAAATTTGTTGCTTTTTTTTACATGTGAAATTTCCACGTGTAAGTCCTTTGCTATTAATGATTGTTTTTGTACATATTCCAATCGCACGAGCTTCATTCTCTTTGTCAACCCTTTTGATACAACGACATAATTTACTAGCTAAAAGTTTTTCTGCTTGTAACTTCAACAATCGCTTAGATTTAGGTATAGGTTTATCGTAAAAATCTAAAATTTTTTTATAATCATAATTTGTAAGCTCGGACATATTTGTTTATATATATTTTACAAATAAAATAATTTGATATATCTTTTCAAAATTCTTTATACAAAAATATTTAATTACAAAATATATCATACAACATATGTCATATATATACGACATATATGAGATAAAAAATTAGTATGAATTTATTTCTCTATATATATTAGCAATGAAAATAGTAGTATTTGATTTAGATGAAACACTAGGATATTTTACTCAATATAGTATATTTTGGGATAGCTTAGTCAATTATTTAAAAATAAAAAATAAAAATGTATTAACACAAAGTGATTTCAATGAAACACTAGACCTATTTCCAGAATTTTTGAGACCAAATATAGTAAATATTTTATTATATTTAAAAAGTAAAAAAAAATGTAATCATTGTCATAAAATGATGATTTATACAAATAATACAGGACCGCGTGAATGGGCTCAACATATTATAAGCTATTTTGAAAACAAAATTGACTACAAATTGGTTGATCAAATTATAGCAGCATTTAAAATAAAAGGTAAACGAGTAGAAATATGTAGAACAACTCAAAACAAAACGCATAATGATTTAATTAAATGTACAAAAATACCGATAGATGCTGAAATTTGTTTTATGGATGATACTTTTTTCCCTGATATGACTCATGATAATATATATTATATAAATATAAAACCATATTATTACGATTTACCATTCGAAGACATGTTAAACAGGTTTTCTAGTTCAGAATTCGGTAAAAAATTAATAGGAAATGATATTGATTTCAAACCTTTAATGACCGAACATATAAAATTATATAAATATACTGTAATTGATAAGGATGAAAAAGAATATGAAGTTGATAAGGTTCTAGGAAAACACATAATATCACATTTACAGACATTTTTCAATCGTTCTATAAAAAATAGAACTATTAAGAATAGAGGTAAAAATAAAAATAAAACACTTAGAAAATTTGTCTAAGAAATTCTTTAATTTCATTCAAATACTGATTTAATGCTGTTGTAGTTAAAATTAATAAACCAGCACTAAAAGCTACTTTACGGTCTAAATTTGTAAACTCATAATAGCTTCTAAATGGATTAAATCTCCACATTAAAAACAAACAAACATAAATTCTAATATAATAATCTAACAATTTTAAATATTTTTGTGCTGAATCTGACAAACCAAATGAAGAAATAATAATCAATAAATAAGTTATAACAATAAAAATGTTAAATAATATTTCTTGTAATCTATGGAGTTGGGATTTAGTCATATATTAACGCGAGATAAAATATGATATATAAAATATATAGGATATTTTTGTTATGATAAGTAAATATATACTATGTACTTATCATTTTATACTACTTACTTGTAGAAATAATTACTTGTAAACATCTAAAGTTCTAGCACTTGGGTCACTCGCGTTAGTGTATCGAGGCATCCAAAAGTAGGGTAAAATATGAGAACAGTTTGGAAATTCCCTTTCAAAAATCTCTTTATAATATCTTTTTTCTAACTCTATACATGGTTTATGTGATTCATTAGGCATTGGGTCTACTTGGTCATAATGGTTAGCTATAAATTCCTGTAAAATAGTAAATAACGAACGACCATGCGAACTGACACCATCACTAAATGCTTCTTTTCTTCTAAACAATATTTCATCCGGCAAAATTTGTCTACCAAAACAGTCCGTATAAAATTCTTTTTTAAAGCTATTACGTAACAAATATTTTTCTGATTCATTCAAATTGTTATGATTACGATAGAATGGGTTGATGGCTAGAATAGTATTCACAAATCTTTTATCCAAAAAAGCTGTGCGTGGTTCTAAGCCATTAGATGAAATAGACTTGTCGCAACGTAAAACATCAAACATATGAATATCTTTTAATAGTCGTCGTGTTTCTTTATCAAACTCGATATCATCTGGGCATTTATTCATATACAAATAACCGCCAAATAACTCATCTGAACCATCACCATTAAAAATCACCTTTGCCTGAGAATTAGCAGCAATATATTTCCCGATTAAATAATTCCCGATACTTGCTCTCACAGTAGTTGTATCATAACTTTCGATTGCCTTAATAACTTCTGGAATAGCATGAAACATTTCTTCTTCAGTAACAATAATTTCGGTATGTTTTGAAGCAATATACTTAGCAACTATTCGGGCATATTTAATGTCTTCTGAATTTTCAAGTCCAATACTATATGTTTCAACTCGTTCTGCTGTACTTTTAAATGTTTTGAAATATTGGCTTACCAAAGCAGCAACCAAACTACTATCAAGTCCCCCACTTAATAAACACGCAACAGGTCGTTCTGTAGTTTCACATCGTTTAAAAACAGCACTATATAACGCATCACTAATCTTGGGATATAATAAAGTATTTACTATTTCATTGGTTGGAAATGTAGGAATAAAATAAGGTTGATTACTTATAATTGAAACCCATTTTTTATCTAAGTCATAACTAAGCATGGAATAAGTTCCTGGTTGAAACTGATTTAGGTATGAATTTGTTGTATTTAGATTATAAAAAGGTTCCATCATTTTAAGTTCAGAAGCAAAGCCCTCCAAGCATGTATCCACAGAACTAGTATTTACAAGTTTATACAAAGGTCTTACTCCGTAAGGGTCTCTTGCGGCAAATAATTTGGCTTCACGGTTATCATATAAAACAAACGCGAATTCACCATCCAACATAACCAACGTTTGTTCCATACCATATTTTAAATATAGATGAATAATAACTTCACAATCAGAACCAGTTTCAGGTGTAATATTCATATATTTATATAGAAGTTTATAATTGTAAATCTCTCCATTACATATCAATTCAATACCATTTAAAACAAGCGGTTGATTAGATTCTTCATTCAAACCATTAATGGCTAAACGATGAAAGCCTAAAAGAAAGTCTTTATTAGAATACACAAGTAATTTAGAAGATTCGGGTCCTCTGTTTTTACCTTTATTAAATATATCTATAATCATATCCATATTAATTTGTGAATGAGCTCTTGAATTGAGTAAAGCAAAAATTCCGCACATGGTGATATTTATAAATATGATTAAACCTTTAAGCTTTTTGTGAAAAAAAATAATATATAAATATATCAAATGGAAAGACATCCAAGTGAGTGTGTATCAGAGATTCATAAACAAACAAATAATCGTATATATGATCGAAATATCCCATCGCAAATGTTACAACCATATTTAGATGTAAGACCTGTTATGACAAAGTATTCCTATTTTCCTATTGTAGACCCACGAAAGCAAATAAATGTTCCTTTCGCACAAATGCCAACATACAACGTGAATGAAGTATTTAACCCTGGAAATACGCAATCACCATGGTCTGGATTTGCCTCAAATATAAATACAGAATCAGAATTAAGAAACCAAATTTACGCACTACAAAAATGTAGTCAAGCAACGTATGTTCCTCGATCCAATAGTGATTTATATACATATAAATTTCAAACCCAATCACAACCAAATCCACATGAAATATTATTTAGAAATGAAACATTTGATTCATTTGACCCGAATCCATCACCCAATATATGTGGTACGAATATATTTTATAATAACACCAGATGTCAAGTAAAGGAAATGACGAAACAATCATAAGTAATATAAAACAAAAGTTATAATCATAATAATAATAATAATAAAAATAATAATAAAAATAAAATAAAAATTATGGTTTTATTATATGTCACAATCATTTGTAGACCAAATAACTTTAGATTTTCTTCTAAACAAAGAAATGATGGGAAAACATGTAATGAAACAGAGAGAAAAACAAATAGATAAAGAAGATTTTCAATTCTACAAAAAACGAATCCTCCATTTATTTGAGGAGTTAATTAGTAATGATTATACTGAAGATTTATCACCTGACGTGAAATATGCTTATGACACGTTTATCAAAACAACTATTAATTACTTTAAAATTGTTGATAACAATGATCTATTACAAGAAGAATATAAAGATCTAGACTTTCTACCTGAATTATCTGATAATGAAAATGGCAATGATAGTAAAAATTTAGATATATCAGGAAATTTTATGGAAGCAGATAAATTAATGATGCGTTCGGTTAAAATGGATTTGCCTTTGGATAAATATGTTAAACAAAGCTCCAACAAAACACGTGATAACAATGTTATTTTACCAAAACAGAGAGAAGCTGATTTAATGAATCCAGAATTGAAAAATAAAGGAATAAAAGATATTGAGGAAAAAAAGAATATCACTATTATTTATGAAGACATTCAAAAATCAAAGAAATATAAAAACGTTTAAGTCACATAAAAAAACAATTAAACGAAATAAACGAAATAAAACAGTAAATAATCGCGTTAAAAATGGTTCGGGCAAACGCATCAAGAAGGTGAATTGTAGTCCAA